AATCCTATATTTTACAGGGAAAACAGCGAACCGGCAAGAACTGGCCACGACCAGCCAAGATTAGAAACCATCACTAAGAGTGGCGAACTATCGCACGCTGACGTAATTGGGGATTTTGCAGAAAAGGTTCTTGGCGTGACTTTGCAACCGTGGCAGCTACGCGTACTCGCAGGCCAAACCGAATTGGACACAGCCGGCAACTTCATTAACCGTGTCTCGCTTGTATCCGTGGCCAGACAAGCCGGCAAGACAACAGCCATGGCAGCTTTAATAGGCAGCTGGTTAGCAACCCAAGGTTTTGGGCGCGGCAAACCCCAAACCGTCATTACGTGCAGTCATCAACTTGACTTGTCGACTGCGCTTTTCAAATACCTAGCCCCTATTTTGAGCGCCAAATTTAATGCCAAGATTTCTTGGTCGTATGGCCGCATGAACTTGGAGATGCCAGACGGAAGCACTTGGCTTGTTCGCGCCGCTACCCCACAAGCCGGGCACGGCTACTCGGCTGACCTTATTTGTATCGACGAGGTATGGAGTGTTTCTGAAGCTGCAATAGATGAGGGTCTACTCCCCTCTCAACGCGCACGCAAAAACCCGCTTATGTCTATGTGGTCTACCGCCGGCACGCCAGAATCTAAAGCCATGTTGCGCTGGCGCGAGCAAGGCATAAGAGCCATTGACGCTGGCACTCACGGCCCTTTATATTTCGCTGAGTATTCCCCGCCTAGCAACATTGACCCGATGACCCCAGAGGCTTGGGTGTATGCAAACCCTGCACTTGGTTACACGCTTGAAATGTCAGTCATCGAAGCTGAAGCCAAGGCCCCAAACCGTAATGCTTTTCTGCGCGGCTCGGTCAACATTTGGACTAGCTCACACTCAGGCTGGTTAGAAAATGGTCTCTGGGAAGCCTGCCTATATGACGGCGAACTACCACCAAACGGGGTGCTCGCTATCGAGCAATCAGTAGACGAAAATCGTTATGTTGGCGTACGCGCGGTACGCACAGAAAACAAGACTGTAGCCACCGTTGCTTTTGACGTCGACTCTATGGCCTCTATGTGGGCCGCTGTTGAGCGCGAAATAGAAACCAGCCCACAGTTAAGGCTCGCTATCACCCCGACTTTAGAGACCCATTGCCCGCCCAAGTTTGAGCGCCGCCGTACCATTGTCGGCTACCGCGAACTACTCAAATGGACGCTGGCCGTACGGTCACTGATCGTGGAAAACCGCATCGGTCAAACCGGCGAAAAACTACTTGCTGAACATGTCGAGCGTGCCGTCATGATTAAACACCAAGGCTCAGTAGCTCTATCCTCTACCCGATCACCCGGGCCTATCGAATTAGCCCGCTGCATGGTATGGGCTGTAGCTCTCGAGTCGCGCCCCAGCTCTGCCGGCAAACCAATGCTCGTAATATCAAAGTAGTTGCATTTGCAACAATATGTATTAAAGTGTCATTGCGTCGTTGGTTTTCGTCGGGAAATCCGGCGGCGCACTCATTCCCGGCACTTAAAAAAAGGTAGACCGGCGTGGCTCTTTTTGCTAGAAACAAAACCGCAGCACTAGGCACCAGTGTTGAGCCTGAAGTTAAAGCTGCTGTAGGTTTTGGTGGCACCTATACCAAAAACGCTATTGGCGCTTTCTACCAGTACTCAGAAGGCACAGCGCGTGCCGAGGCAATGACGTTGGCCTGCGTTTCGCGCTCAAGAGACTTACTAGCGTCTGTCATTGGCTGTATGCCGCTCAAAATGTACGGCGAAATGTTCAACGACCAGACAGGCGAAATGGAAGAAATGCCGTTAGCGCCGCGCTCATGGCTACGCCAGCCCGACCCGAGCGTTACCTACAACTTTCTTATGGCTTGGACGCTAGACGATTTACTGTTCTATGGCCGCGCGTTTTGGTATGTTACCGAGCGTACGCAAGACGGTTTTCCCAGCAAATATACGCGTTTGCCTTCCGGCTCAGTTACGACTTTAGACCAGACTGGCCCGGTATGGTTTGGGCCTTCTCAAGAAATAATTTTTGCTGGCAACACGTTAGATGCTCGAGACGTAATCCAATTTCTTAGCCCGATACAAGGCATTGTTTACAGCTCGGCGCAAACCATTGCTACGGCCATGAAAGTTGAGCAGTCGCGTTACAAAAATGCGCAGTCAAGTATCCCGTCTGGCGTTTTGCGTCAAACCGGCGGCGAGCCTTTAAGCGCCCAAGAGCTAAGCGAACTTGCAGCAGCATTTAACCAAGCCCGCTTGAGTAATCAGACTGCCGCACTAAACGAGTATTTGACTTATGAAGCGTCCACAGCAACGCCAGACAAAATGCTTATGATTGAAAGCGCACAATACAGCGCTCTCGATTTGGCTCGCCTTTGCGGGGTACCCCCATACCTCGTAGGGGTTGCTACTGGCGCTTACGCCTACACCTCAGCTGAGCAATCTCGTGCCGATTTGTATATTTTTGGCGTCAAGCCTTACGCAGACTGCATTGCGTCCACACTCAGCATGAACAATGTTTTACCGCGCGGCACTTACTGCAAGTTTGACGCTGACAGTTACCTCATTGACAACTATGCAGCCGATATGCCAGACAACCACCCAGCCCCAATGGAGACCCCAGCATGATTAGATTCACCAGCTCTACATTTACAGTTGACGCCGCCGCCGATGACGGCACCCCTAAGCGCACTATTACGGGCATTGCGCTGCCCTATTCAACTGAGGCCACAGTAAATGGCGGGCAGGTCGTTTCTTTCAAGCCAGGCAGTTTGCCAGCAGACGGTAAAAATCCGAAGCTTTACATGAGCCACGACTCGACCCAAGCAATCGGTTTAGTGACCGAACGTGTCGACAGCCCAGAAGCAATGTATTTTACAGCAAAAGTTTCTACGACCGCACTAGGGGACGAAGCTCTCATACTTGCAAGTGACGGCGTACTGGACTCGGTAAGCGTTGGCGTCAATCCGACCAAGTTCACGTTTAACGAAGACGGCGTAATGATCGTCGAAGCAGCCGACTGGCTCGAATTGTCGTTAGTCCCGCAGCCAGCATTTGCGGGCGCAACTATAACAAAAGTCGCCGCGTCTATAGCGGACGAAGAAAATATATGTAATAATGAAACTCAGGTACCCGATGAGCCTGCCCCACTCGTCAAGGAGACACCTATGGAATCTGTACCTACCCCAGAAGTTATTGAAGCTTCAGCACCACTTTTTGCTACACCTAAGCGCGCATTTAAGATGCCGTCTAGCGCAGAATACATGGCAGCCATGCACATTGGCGGAGACACCTTCCGCGCAGTCAACGCAGCATTTAAGGACAACCTTAAGCAGAACGCAACGGCACTTGAGTTTGCACTTGCACAAGATTTGACGACGGACACCGCTGGTCTGCTTGAACAGCGACTGCTCGGCCCTGTCATTCAAGACCTAAACTTCATGAGGCCTACGGTCACAGCACTTGGCGTATCGGCAATGCCGGGTACACCGTCAAAAACATTTACGCGCACAAAGATTTCGCAACATACCAGCGTAAGTACACAGACTGAAGGCTCAGCTGTAACGTCACAGAAAATGACCCTCTCAGCAAATACGGTTACAAAAAGTACGCAAGCTGGAGGCGTTTTTATATCCCAACAGGATATTGACTTTACCGCTATTCCTGCATTGCAAACCATTATTAACGACTTGACCGGCGAGTACATGATTCGCACAGATGACGTATGTTCAGATGCTTTAGTAGCAGCTGCTACAGCGTCAGGCTCAACATGGACGTTTAACCAAACAGACCCTTCTACATTGGTTGACGCGCTTTATGACGCAGCACGAGAAATGGCCGAGGATACTAACTATTTCCCAACGCACATTTATTGCTCGCCAAACGTTTGGGAAAAATTGGGCCGCCAATTAGACGCTGACAAAAGGCCGCTATTTGGTTACGTTGGCGCTAACAACAACATTGTTACCAACAGCCTTGGCGGTTCTACCGGCATGAATTACAACGGCATGAACCCGCTTGGCCTTGAAGTAGTAGTAAGCAACAACTTTGCTGCCGGCACCATGATTGTGGCTCATACACCTAAAGGCTCACCTACTTCAGCGTTTTCTTTCTACGAGGACGTACGCGGCATCATGTCTGTTGAAGACGCCGAGCTGCTTGGTCGCAACGTGACCTTTTACGGCTACATCGCTACCTTTGCAAATATCCCTGTTTGCTTGCAGTCAATCACTATCGCCTAGGCCGAAAGGCGGACACCGCCCATGGCTACATACACGGTCACATTTAAGACACTCATCGGCAACTATGCGGTGCTGCAAACACTCACAGACAACCAGACAGCCGTAGGCCAGTCGTTTACTGTTGCGAGTGTTGCCGTACCGTTTAACGGCACACAAACCGTTTACGCGTTACCGCAATACGAGTTTGTCGGCATTGACAGTGAAGGCGATTTATTATTCGACACCAACGTACCGATACCTAACCAAATACTTTTTGCTGTAACTGGCACAACAGACGTAGACCGCACAGCGTCTACCGGCACCATAGTTTCTACACCAACTTGCAGTTGGGTAACGGCAGCAAATATCGAGGACTGGTTGGGTATCGGAACCGCTAGCGCTTTAGACACAGCTTTCCTAACGCAATGCGCTTCAGCTTGTAACGCGTTTGCATATCGTCGAAGGCAAGAGTCCGGCTACGTTGATTCGCTTACTACCAGCCCTAGTGGTGACGTAACGCTCGGCACGATAATGCTAGGTGGCGCCTATTACAGAAACCGTGGCAGCATTGACCAATTCGCTAGTTTTGGTGACGGCGGCGCGGTATCGGTTACGGGCCTGTCTGGCATGATTAAACAACTGCTTGGCATAGACAGACCACAAGTGGCCTAGCTCATGCCTGTCGCCTTCACAGACCTGTTTAACGAGGCCCTAGACGACCTGACGGCAACGCTCACAGCTGTTACCGGGCTGCAAGTGGTGAACGACCCGCGCAACCTTGTGCCCCCCTGCGCGTTCATCGACGCCCCCAGCGTCGAGGCGCTCAACTACAACATTGTAAAAATGACTTTTCCTGTGCGCGTCATCACACTCGGGCCAAACAACTTAGACGCGCAACGCTCACTACTAAACCTTGCCAGCAAAGTGCTTGGCGCACAGGTAGCCGTAACCGACGGGCGCCCCACTATCGCAATGATCGGCGGCGCGGACTACCCCGCCTACGACCTGACAATAACTATGCAAGCCCAAACCGCTTAGGAGAAAACCATGTACGAAATCATTAGCCCACGCGTCGGGACACCGGGCGACACATTCACACCAGCCGACGGAACCAATGTTCAGGCGTTGCTTGACGGCGGATTCATTAAAGAAAAAAACCCCACTAATAACACGAAATCTGTTAAAGTAAACCCTAGCCAACAGGTACCCGACGACCTACAAATCGACACGGAGTAAACCATGGCCACATCCACTTATCTCTCACAGCCGCAAGTAACAATTAACGCCGTTTCAA